GGTGATATACTATTCAAGACACCTTTTACAGAAGATGAGTATGAAACAGTAGATGCTTATCTAAGTGGCGATGTGAAAACCAAATTAGAGCAGGCACGAGTAGCGGCAAAGGAAGATGCAACCTTACAGCGTAATGTAGATGCACTTGAAGGGGTACAGCCAAAAGATATACCATTTGAGGATATCAGCATACGAATGGGTGCAAGATGGATTCCAGCAGAGGTATATACAGATTTCATGTATGAGCAATTTGGTATTCCTAAATATATACATCGAGGCAACAAGAGCGGAGTTGAATACTTGCCAGAGGTTGACCAGTATGTTGTAAACGTTGAAAAAAAAGAACTTGGAGGCGAAGCAGATGCATGGCGAACCAGTCGAAGAAGCGCATCAGAGGTGTTTACCGCTGCATTGCAAGATAAGAGCTTATCAGTATTTGATACCATTAAAGAAGGTGGTAAGGAAACAAAAGTCCTCAACAAGGAGGAAACCGAACTGCTGAATAACAAGATACAGGATTTGCGCACAGCCTTTGAGGATTGGATTGGTCAGAACCCAGAGCGTGAGGAAATGCTGATGCGATTGTACAATGATAAGTTCAATCGTACTGTATTGCGTAAGTTTGATGGCTCTCATCTCAACGTTGCAGGACTTATGGGTAAAGAGTTGAGACCTCATCAGAAAGATGCCGTTTGGATGCTTATCAACAACCGTGGTGGTATTGTAGACCATATTGTGGGTGCAGGTAAGACTCTTGTAATGCAGAGTGCTATCATGGAAATGCGACGTATGGGTATTGCCAAGAAGCCTATGATTATCGCTTTGAAGTCTACCGTTGCACAGATAGCTAAAGAGTTCAGAGAAGCTTACCCTGCTGCACGCATACTGGCACCGACCGAAAAGGACTTTGCTGCAAACAACCGCAAGAAGTTCATGGCTCAAATAGCACTTAACGACTATGATTGCGTGATATTGAGTCATGATCAGTATAACATGCTGCCACATACAGAAGAAGTGGAACGTAGTGTTATCGATGAACAGATGGCACAACTTGACAATGCAATTGAGTTCCTGTATGGACAGGATGATAAATCCCAGCTTACCAAGAAGCAGATAAAGGGCTTGGAGAAGAGAAAGAACAATCTTGAAACCAAACTCACCAATCTGCTTGACAGAAAGATAGACCGAGAGTTTACATTTGAGGGACTTGGTGTTGACTACCTTTTTGTAGATGAATGTCAGCATTTCAAGAGTCTACCTTATGTAAGTACATACGACCGTGTAGCTGGTCTTGGTGATAAGAAAGGTAGCCAGAAATCTATTGCCTTACTTAATGGCGTGCGTTATCTACAGAAAATGCACCAAGGCGACCAAGGTACAGTATTCCTTTCTGGTACGACTATCAGCAATAGTCTTAGCGAGATTTACCACTTACTTAATTACTTGCGCCCTTCTGAAATGGAGCAATTAGGTATGACAACCTTTGATGCTTGGGCAGGTAACTTTGCTATACACACAGCAGAATTGGAGTATGGAGTAACCAGTGAACTGAAAGAGAAAGACCGTTTCCGCTCACTGACCAATATTCCAGAGTTGGCTAAGATGTATGCAGAGATAGCTGATGTCCGCAATGACATGAACCTCAAGCTACCTAAGCCGAAGATGCGCAGCCATATTGTTACTGTCCCACAGACAGACCTCATGCAGGAAATCAATCGAGAGATAGTGAATATGGTAAAGAATAAAGACGGCGATTACTTCAATATTGATAGTAACGAGAATACTCCATGGGGATTGCTCGCCAGTACTTATTCAGCAAAAGCTGCTATTAATCCTCGTTTGATAGACGAGAGTTGGGAATCAGAGGGAGGAAAGATACCTGCTGTCTGTGAAAATGTCAAGAAGATTTATGACCAGTTTGCAGAACAGAAAGGCACTCAACTCATCTTCTGTGATACAGGCGTGCCTGGCAAGGGAAAGAAATACGATGCCTATTCCGATATTATCAATCGTCTTGTAAATGACTATGGTATACCTCGTAAGGAAATTGCCGATATTCATGAGGCAAACACCGATGAGAAACGTAAGGAGTTGTTTGCCAAGGTGAATGATGGTAGTGTGCGTATTCTCATTGGTGGTACAAAAAATATGGGTACAGGTGTGAATGTGCAGAAGCGCATTGTTGCCATGCACCATGTAGATGTACCTTGGACACCAGCCGACCGTGAACAACGAGAGGGACGTGGAGTTCGTCAAGGTAACGAAATTGCACGAGACTTCAATGATGATAATGTAGATGTTTACTTTTATGCTACCGAGGGTAGTCTTGACATGTACAAGTATCAGTTACAGGAAACCAAGGGTAAATTATTCGCTCAGTTTAAGAGTGGAACCATTGGTGACCGTACATTTGATGAGGGCGATGCGGAGGAGAATTTCGACCCTGCAGAAGTTGTTGCCATGCTTTCAGGTAATCCTGTCATCTTTGAGAAGTCAAAGCAAGACAAAAAGGTGGAAAAACTACGTCGTGCCAAGAGAGCTTATGAAAGTGATTGGCAGCGTAGGCACGCTCGTTATGAGGAGTTACAAACAAAGAAGAGGAATTATGAACGCCTATTATCTTTGAATGCCAGTGATGTGCAAGGATTGGAACGTGGTGGCTTCACAGCAGACGCAGAAGGTAAATATCCATCAACGGTTACAGTCTCTGTTAAGGATGATTACAGTTCACGCAAGACCTTTGAGAAACCGAAAGAGGCTGGTGCTTACATACATGAACTGTTGAAACAGAATAAGAGAGTACAGCTGTCAGGTTTCCATCAAACAGCTAATATCAGTATTCCTATTACTGATGCAGGTCTGTTTGGAAAGCCTGTTGCAGAGTTGGAAAGTTACGGAGGTATTAAGTATGCCGTTGAAGTAAGCGATGATGATACCGCAGCAGGTGTGGCATTCCGTAATCTGTTGCAAAAGGTTTACAGTAACAAAAAGGTTTACGAGCGTAATATCGATGATGTGAATAACCAACTCAAGGGCGCAGACCCTGGTGAAAATATCTATCCTAAGCAGGCTGAACTTGATGAGGCATTGAAAGAAAAGAGACGTCTTGATGAGGAGTACAAAAAGTTGTCAGATGAGGAAGACAAACCAACTGCCAACGATGATACCAGGTATCGTGATTTTGACGAAGAAAAATTACGAGAAGGCTATGGTTCATATACTAATAGTGAGTTGAGCTTTATCAATGACCCTGTTGCAAAAATGCTTGGTAAGAACAATCGTACCGAGGAAGACCACAAGGCGTTTGCGGAAAGGGAACGCCAGCGCATGATAAGTCGTATAAATGAACTTGCAGACAAGTTACATCTTGATAATATTGAAACCGTTACAGATAGTAACAGCTTACAGGGGAAGAAAGCTAAGGCAAAAGGATTCTATTCTAAAAGTAGTGGAAAAATCACCATCGTTATCCCTAATCATGCAAGTGTAGAAGACGTAGAGAAGACACTGCTACATGAGGCTGTAGCGCATTATGGACTAAGGAAATTGTTTGGTGAACACTTCGAGACGTTCCTTGATAACGTTTATCAGAATGTTGAACCAGAAATAAGACGTATTATAACAAGTCAAGCGGCAAATAACAACTGGGATTTCCGTACAGCAACAGAAGAGTATCTTGCAGGACTGGCAGAACGAACAGACTTCGAGAGGGTTCATTATGCAATATGGAATAAGATAAAAAGTTTATTCTTAAAGATGTTGCATAGTATCGGTTTTGAGGGCTGGTCAGCTACAGAATTAAGTGACAATGAACTTCGTTATTTGCTATGGCGTAGCTATGAAAATATGAAAGAGCCAGGCAGATATCGCAGCATATTGGGTGAGGCAGAAGACATAGCAAAGCAAAATGAGTTAAAGGTTGGAAACTATGATCAGCAAAAAACTAATTCTTCTAATGTAGCTGAAAGTAAGACTGAGACAGAGAATACCTTATATCGTCAAGGTTCAAACGGTCAGTCAGCTTATGATATTTACGAGAATGCCGTAAAAGACAGTGGTACGCAGACAATGTTAGGAGCATTGGCACGTACTGTCTTTAGCAAAGATGCCCGCACAAGGTTTAAGAACAAGTTTGCCGAAAGCTATTTCGATTATAGCCGAAGCATTAAGCAATTACAAGACGCTATCGAAGAGAGTTTAGGTGTTAGGTTGGATAGCTATGAGGACGTATGGCGGACGCTTAATGCAAAGGGTAGTGCAGATGCACAAGAAGTAAACCTTGCTATGTTACGTTATATTGCACCATTAGCCGATTATATCGGATATATGATAAAAGGTAAGAGCCTTAATGGAGAGGTCTTAACGGTGGATGATGTAGAAAAGTATATGAATGCCGTTCATGGTATAGAACGTAATAAGCACATGCAAGAAGCAGCCTTTAGAGATAAGCTGATAAAGAAGCTAAAATCAGAAGGCTACAGCAACGATGAAAGCGAAGCAATAGTTGAAGCTGAGTTGGATAATATTCGCAAAGGCAATGGTAGCATGTATATGGACATATACGATAATGTACGCAAGGACTATTCGGGTTTGACTACATTGTTTAGCGATGAAGTAGAAGATGTAGACAATATAGATGAGTTGGAAGCAGCAGCAACGCAATACGCTAACGACTTTGGAAAAACTGTCGGAATGGACAAAACTTTAGAGTTGTGGGATAAAGTTAGGGCACTCAACGACTTTTCATTACGCAAATCCTATTTGAGCGGTTTGATAAGCAAAGCACAATATGAAGGTGTGAAGCAGATGTTTCAATATTACGTTCCGCTTCGCGGCTGGCATGAGGGTGCAGCAGGCGACATCTATGAATACATCTCACGAGGTGAACGTACAGGAATGTTAGAAAGCACACTAAAGGTCGCTAAAGGTCGCAAGAGTCGTGCAGGTGATATATTAGGAACAATGGCAGCTATGGCAAACACGGCTATTGTACAAGGTAACAAAAACCTTGTTGCACAGAAGTTCCTAAACATGGCACTAAACTATGGTGGAAAGAGCGGACTACTTATGGTAGGTAAGCAATGGTATGAAGAGAGTGCTAACGAAGAACTCATCCCCCTATTCCCAAATCTCCATGACGGTATGACGGTACAAGAACAACAAGACGAAATAGAACGTTTTGAGAAAGACATGGAAGAAAAGCGCAAGGCAGGAAGGGTCAGAGAGTTAAGGAAAGGCTTCAATAAGGAAGTAGGCTTGCGTATGCCGAAGTGGCAAGAGCAAGAACATTGTGTGCGAGTACTGCGCAACGGCAGGGAGCATCAGGTGTACGTTCTTGGCAATCCAAGGGCAGCACAAGCTTTTAATGGGTTGCTAAATAAACAAGCAAAATCAGATATATTGAGAGATGGTTGGGCAGCATGGATGCGTGCGAAAGCAACTATGCAAACAAGCCTTAGCCCTGAGTTTGTCTTTAGCAATTTCCAGCGTGATATCCTCACCGCTGGAACGGGAACATATATTAAATTTGGACGTAAGGCAGGAGTAGAGTTTGCTAAGAACCTTACAACACTTAATCCTATGGCAGGGATGAGCGAGGGACGCGCAGGTGGTATCTTCACTCTTATTCATCGCTATAATAAAGGTACACTCGATATGAGCAACGAAGTAGAACGCATGTTTGACGAGTTCGTTCGCAATGGTGGTATGACAGGCGTTAGCGTCATAGAGGGCAAAGACGAATATCAAAAATCCATTAATAAGGCAGTGAAGCGTATCAAGCAAGGTAAGTTAGACATGGGACGTCAAGCAATTCATGGTTTAGCCGATGCTATAGAATTTATGAATAGCGGTGTAGAGAACTCCACTCGCTTTGCAGCCTACATGGTAAGTCGAAAGACCTTAGGCAAGAGCGTGACAGAAAGTGTGTTTGACGCTAAGGAAGCCAGTGTGAACTTCAATATGAAAGGTAGTGGTGCTTGGCTAAACCTATGGATGCGTAGAAACATCATGTATGCCAACCCAGCTATTCAATCATTACGAATGTTAGGTACGTGGTATGATGCAAGCCCAAAGCGTTTCATGGGGGTGTTATCCACAGTCATAGCAACGAGTGTCACCATGGCAATGTTATGGGCAAGCGTTGGTGCAGGCGATGGCGATGACGACAATGATTGGTATAAGCTCAGTGAATGGAATAGATACAACTATCTAAACGTTTGGACAGGTAATGGCTATGCACATTGGAGTTTACCACAAGAGTTTAGACCGGTATGGGCATTAGGGCAAATAGTGTTTGACTGGCAGAGGGGCATGGTAAGTAAAGAGCGAGCTATCAATTCGATGATGACGCAGCTAAATAATCTTAGCCCGATGGCTTTCTTCTCAGGCGGTATGGATAGTAAAGACAGCTATTGGAAGACTGCCATACGTGCATGGACGCCAACTATTGCAGCTGACTTTTCAGACGCTTATGTATGGAATGAAAACTTCTTAGGACAGAAGATAACCAACCAAGAGGACTATAATATAGACTCTCCCGAATTCCAGCGAGCAGGTAAGAATACTCCTCACTGGGCAGTCTCTTTGAGCAAGCAGTGGAACAACGGTACAGGCGGAGCAGAGAATAGAAAGAGTTATTGGGACAGCCCAGCAATCAATCCAAGTGCACTATACTATCTTGCCCAGCAGCAGTTAGGCGGTTTAGGTACGATGGTAACCAAACTCAGTAAGGCATACGAACAATTGGAAGATCCCAATGGAGAGTTAGAAGCTAAGAACATACCGTTCGTATCGAAAGTTTGGGTTTCAACCGAAGACAAGCAATCCAAGAACCGTGTTACAGACGATAAGTTTTGGATGATATACAACGATTGGAAGTTGATTGACAGTGAGATGAAGCACAATAAGTCAGACGTTGAAAAAGGCAAGATGAGTTTAACAGACCTTGCCGAGCGCATGAACGAACTGCAACAGAATGGCGACCATAAGCGATGGGCACGTTTGAGAGGCTACATGAAAGGCTATGACGAATTACGCAAGGCGCGCAATAATGGAGCAGACGTAGAAGAAGCTATGGATGAACTTAAGAAAGATGTTGTAAAAGAAGAAGAGAAAACACTAATGAATAAATAGTTAAACTTATGATAGTGTAGGCATTGTTTATCTTTGCCTACACTATTAAATTGGATATCAATATGCATACTGTTACAAATAAAAGGGAGAAGCTTATACCGATGAGCCGTATTACTCCAAATAAAAAAAATGAGGAAATGGATACGGTTGCTTTTCGTGCAAACAATTTTGAGAGGCGTAGGGCTTTTGATGTACTCATGGAGGCTCAACACTATTGGAACGAAATGGAGCAGTTCCGAAAAGATAGACAGAGAAACAAAAGATACACCTACGGAGACCAATGGGACGATAAGATTTGCGTCGATGGCAAAACGATGACAGAGGAAGAGTACATCAAGCAGCAAGGTAACGTTCCGTTAAAGAACAATCTTATCCGAAGACTTGTTCGTAATGTACTTGGTGTATATCGCTCGCAATCGAAAGAGCCTACATGTGTAGCACGAGATAGAGAAGAACAAAAACTTGGAGAAACAATGTCAACCATCTTACAGTGTAATATGCAGCTCAACAGAATGAGCGAGGTATATGCACGTACAATGGAAGAGTTTTTAATCTCTGGTTTTATTGTACATCGCAAAAGTTATGGATGGCGTAACGGCAAGGAAGATTGTTGGACGGATTATGTGCAGCCCAACAACTTCTTTATCGATAATAATATGCGTGATTTTCGTGGTTGGGACGTTGGTTGCTTAGGAGAGGTTCACGATATTAGCTTTGGACAACTCTGCGAACAGTTTGCAGAGGCTCCTGAAGATTATCGTAAACTGAAGGATATATATAAATGGGCAGATAGTAAGGAATATATAGCGAGCTACGCAGAGAAGTTTGGCTATAGTAGACTTGATAATTTTGATTTCCTCTTCACCAGTGAGCCTGGAAGGTGTCGTGTTATAGAGGTTTGGCGTAAGGAGCAGAAACCACGCTATCGTTGTCATGACTATCTTAATGGCGATATCTACAAAATAGATGAGGAAGATTATTACAAGGACGTTGTGGCGGTAAATGAGCAGCGTATGCAAATGGCTGAGGCTTCAGGAATGCCAGCAGAAGAAGTTCCACTTATCAAAGCTACTTGGTTCATGGATGATTATTGGTACTTCTATTATCTTTCCCCATTTGGGCATATCCTTAAGGAAGGAGAGACTCCTTTTGAACATGGAAGTCACCCTTATATCTTCAAAGCTTATCCATTTATAGATGGTGAGATTCATTCGTTTGTTAGTGATGTAATAGACCAGCAGAGATATACTAACCGACTCATTACGCTATACGATTGGATAATGCGAGCGAGTGCTAAGGGCGTTTTGTTGATGCCAGAAGACTGTTTACCTGATGGTGTTAGTATGGAAGATATTGCGGAAAGTTGGGCAGAGTTTAACGGAGTTATAATCTTTAAGCCGTCTAAGACTGGGCAAATGCCACATCAAGTAGCGAACAACTCTACTAATATTGGTATTACCGAATTACTCAATTTACAGCTAAAGTTCTTTGAGGATATATCAGGTGTGAATGGAGCTTTGCAGGGTAAGCCTGGCTTCTCTGGGCAAAGTGCATCCATGTATAATCAGCAAGTTCAGAATTCTACAATGTCATTGCTTGATATGTTGGAGTGCTTCTCTTACTTTGTTATAGATGGAGCTTATAAGGACGTGAAGAATATACAGCAATTCTATGATGGGAAACGTGTGTTTAACATTGCAGGAAAGAGCGGCACACAAATCGAATACGACCCTAAGAAAATTAGAGATGTTGAATTTGATTTGTCTATCACCGAAAGTACAACAACACCAGCATATCGTCAACTTGCTAATGATGTTCTTATGCAACTATGGCAAGCTCAAGCTATCAGCGTAGAACAACTACTTGAACATGGAGACTTCCCATTTGCAGATGATCTACTGCAAAGCCTACAATCTCAAAAAGAACAGATACAGCAAGGACAGTTACCTCAAGGTGTATCACCGCAGATTATGCAAAAAGCGCAACAAGGAGCTAATATGCAAGCTGTAGACCAACTGCATCAAGCGTTACAAGCTGCATAACAAAAGGCGTAGGATAATCCTACGCCTTTTGTCTATCTTTTCTTATTTACATTCTTTTGGATATTCTCTACCGCTAAAGGGTCATTGGTAAGAGTGGCAATGCCGTCAAGGCTTTGTTTTTGTCTTACGTTGTATCTTCCCATTGCACCAAGAGTAATACTGTTGCTTCTTCAATTCAATAACAGAGGCGGGCATTTCTGCTGTTCCATTTCTATATGGGGTTGCATAAAAGCACTCTCTTTCAAGGTCAGCAACAAAAGCCTTATTGGTGATATAGCCTTTGTGTTTTAGTCGACGGAAGTTAAATCTATCCATGACAAGGAGTGCTTTCTTTGTACCTGACGCAGGCATAACATAATAACGTTCACCAGTTCTCTCATGTGCCTCATTCGCTTTTCTTACCGCTTCACGATAGCGAAGATAAGCTTTCAATTTTTTAAAAACATTCATCATCTTATTATATATTAAATTAAACTTATATTGTTGCAGCTGATACTGCTTTCTTCTTCTTGGGGACACGCATATTGACACGCATCACAATAGTTGGTATAGGCATTTCAAAGAAACATATATGAAGACCAATAGCACGTGTCATTAATAAGTCGTCATGCTTACCAATAATAGCACCGAAGCCACTATTCTGCTTTTTCTCATAAACCACATATTCATCTAAACAGCGTTCGTCACGTTCTGTGTACAAATGTTCACGTATAACCTTTATCAAAGTTGATATGATCATTGGCTTAGTTGCAACATTGGTGTGGAAACCATACCTAAGAGGCAGACCTTCCCTAATCTCGTCTTCCGTTTGTTTACGTGCATATAGATTTGGATAGACATTTTTAATCTGATTAAGAATAAAGTGCGATAAATCTCCGTCCACTTGCCTTTCCTTGTCATGCGTCTCAAGTGTGTTACTCTCGATAACAAGTAATGAGTTATCATAGAAAGCAGCTATTTGTGCAGCTTTCCAAGCAAGTATATCCATGTCAATATGTCCGTACCATTGCGCGACAACTTCAGGTCTACCTCCATCTAACATAAATAGACGGTCAATTACTAAGATAACAGACCAGTCGGCTTTTTTCGAGCGTCCGCCAATATCAACTATTGTAAGATATCTATTTGTAACAATCTCTTTGTCATCAATCTCTGGCAAGTCCCAAATCCATAGTAACCCTTGCGAGTCTTCTGCAAAGCGAAGGTTTTTGAGTGCGTCTTTCCCAGAGTCTCCATCCGCATAAACATCTCCAATATACTTAGGCGGTTTGCATGATGCTCTGAACTCATCGACTTTATACTTATCGAAGACACGTTCACCCGAATGTACAAAAGCCTCAACATCATCAGATGGATATTCAGATGCCATTGGGGCATGTTCATTATATTTAGCACGCTCTTGTACATACCAGTTAATTGCTTCTAATGTTGCGCCCTGCTCCCACAACCACCACAGGTATTTTCCACTTTCAGCACGTGCCGAAGAAGCATTACTATTATTACGATTCTTCCATAGCCATATAGCAAAATCAGCTTTTGCGTCATTGTTATCAAAAGCCAAAGAATACTGCTCTATGTCAAACCAAGAGACAAACATTGCCTCAAACTGTGAAGTTCCACGTTTTGCCGCGTCATATTCTCGCTGAAAGAAGTTTCCTGTACCGTTTGCTGTACTCTCGTAAACAATCATCGTATACGGCTTCAGTAAGATTCCAGAGCAAGCTGAGCGTACAATATCCTCAGGCTTCTTTCCGTCTGTAGTCTTCCATAGTCCTACCTCGGAAAGATGTACTAAATTGTAATCTCCGCCACGACAAGAGTCAGGTCGTTCCGCAGTACCAATTTTTATCTTGCAGTTACGTTGTGGTACACGATGAATAGAACCAGAGTGTCCTACGCCTACTAGTTTAGATTCATTTTCATTGTAAGTTTCACCCAGCTTGTAAAGCATAGATATAGGATAGGCTTTAATCATTCGATCAAACATATCCTTGATTTCATCAGAACCTGCACCTTGATGAGCGATGATAAGCGAATTAAGACCGACCTTGTGAACGAGCTGAAGCCACGCCATATACAACTGAGAAGTTGTAGAACCGCCCCATTGTCGTGCCTTTAGCAGAACTATTCGTATAGGTTTATTGGCTTTGCGTAAAGCTTCAAGCCGCTCTACGAACTTCCTTTGAGGTCGTGTGAGTCGAAACAACACATCTTCTCCGCCACCTTTATTTTTAATAAAGACATATAATGCAGCCCAAAAAGCAAAGTCATAGCGGCACCTTAACCGCACAAATTGTTCTATAACCTTAAGACGATCTTCCCCAGAATATTCTACTTCTAATTCTTCTGTTAGGAATTTTATGATACTTCCACACTTGATTAACAGTTTTACCAATGGAATGCTAAGCATTTCAACAGGAATATACTGTGTTTCTAATGGAAATCCATCTATATGTACTTCAACACGTTTCCCAATAGACCCTACACCACTGATGGGGTCAAACTTTTGATAAACGCCGGCATTACGGTTATCATTCTCTTTTAATATACTTATTACTTCTTTTTGCATCTTGTTATAGGATAGTTAAGAAGCGAGAACAAAAAACCAGATAAATAACAGTATAGATGTAGCCATGCATTAGTATATGGAAACACAAAGCCAACAGCAAGATAGAAGATCATCCATGCTTGATAGTATAGTTTCCTACCTACTTCAAAAGAGATTGACCCAAAAAGGAAAAATATTACACCAGATAGTCCTATAGTAGGCAATTTCGAAATTGGTAATACTAACGAAAGAGTATCTATTGGAAAAGTTATAGCAATAATATAAGCAAGTATAAGTCTTTCTAATCTGATGTTGTAGATAAAAAATAAACAGACAAGACACCAAGCGTTAAGAGCAGCATGTATGACACCAGAATGAAAGAAAGGATAGAGACATCTCCCCACCCACGAACATCCTACATATATACCGACGGTATGCCAATTAGTAGGGTGCAATAAAGATAGAATCATTATGACAAGTGCTAAAAGCAGTGCCGTAACCTTTTCTTTCTTTCTTCGTATCTTTTCTTTCTCTCTTTGCATATCATAATTCTAATACTGCCAGCACTTAAATAGAATTTAGGAGCAGGCTGCGCAACAACGATCTCACAACACTTATTAATCGACCAATGAGGATTCTTTTTCTTAAGTTCAACAACACGTTTGTGTATTTCATGAAACATTTCACGTTTTAGAGGGCGCATCTTATAATAAGGGTGTTTACCTTTTATAATTGCCATTATAATTTTGCTTGCCCAAATCTCTGATACCCAAAATCTTCGAGAAGGCATATTAGATATCTGTTTACAAATGTGTGGAATACTGATATATTCACATGACGATATATGCTCGTTATATAGCCTCATTATATCGTTCATGCGCTCTTCTGCATACTCCATTGTGGAACCTCGATGTTTCATAACAGTCTTATCTATGTTCCAAAGTTACAAAAAAGAACGTAAAAACTTAAACGATTTATATAATATTTGTATCCTATTTTTGCATTAAAACAACCATCATAAATTTAGAGATATAAGATTATGGCTGAAAATCCAACAGTTAAGAGTAATCGTGATAAGTTTAGAGAAAGGATGAGTAAGAAGTATCCTGATCATAACTTTGACGATGAAGAGGCTTTATATGGTCAAATCGGGGACGACTACGATGGATACGAAAAGGAAATTAATGGCTATAAGGAGCGTGAAAAGGCTTTCTCAGACCTTTTTACAAGTGACCCTCGCAGTGCTTCTTTCCTCACCAACTGGCGTAAGGGTGGCAACCCTGCCATAGAATTGGTACGTATGTTCGGAGACGATTTTGTAGAAGAACTGAAAGACCCTGATAAGCAAGAAGAACTTGCAAAAGCAAGTCAAGAGTATGCAGAACGTGTCGCCAAAGAGAAAGATTTTGACGAGCAGTATCAAAAGAATATTGCAGAAACGCTTTCCACTATTAAGGCGATTCAAGATGAAAAGGGATGGAGTGATGAGCAGGTCGACGAGATAATGGAATTCCTTGTTAACATCATGAAAGATGGAATTCTTGGTAAGTTCTCACGTGAGAGTATTGAAATGGCTTCAAAGGCTATCAATCACGATGCTAATGTTGAGGAAGCTGCACATGAAGGCGAAGTTCGAGGACGTAATGCAAAGATTGATGAGAAACTCCGCAAGAAATCTCATAATGATGGAACAGCTAATCTCAGTGGCAAGAACGGAGGTAGCAGATCTCAACGACAAATGCCTGATCTTGGTGCTATCAGCCGCTACGATGGAAATCAGTCCATTTGGGAACGTGGTGGAGAGAAACGCACAGCGTATAAATAAATATCACAATTAATAATTCAAAACGAAAAAGAATGAAAACAATTAAGAAAAGTTCGAGCTTTCTCTATCGCATTATGCTGACATTGTTGGCTATTGTGATGGGAGCATCAAACGGCGTGCTGATGGCTAACGCCTCCGCACTTCCAGATGCAGGAAAAACAAATGCAGGAGCAGAGGGCACTGGTGGCACTGATGGTATTGCGACAGAAACGCAGGGACGTACAGATGGTGACGAAAACTTCTACATGAGCGACGTAGACCAGCGTATCATTAAGATTCGCCCTATGGCTACGCCAGTAGACCAGATTAGCCGCTTTGCAAAATCAAGTTCTTGTGACTCATTTGTGGTGAAGTATTATTCTGTTGGAACACGTGAAATTAAGTGTACAACTACGAAGAAGGTTGAGGCTATGACCGCTGGTGCCAGCACATCACTTCCTGTAAGCGACACCAATATGTTTACACTTGACGATACTATTCGTGTAGTTGGTGTTAAGGGTGTAACAGACCCTAATACTGGTAAGGCATATACAGGTAGTAATATTCCTGACCTAGTGCTGTGTGTATGTGGTAAGGATGCTTCTACAAACGTACCTACAGTGTATGCTGTAAATGGCTCTATGGATAATACCTCTAAGCAGCCAATCTTTGTCCCAGAAATCAAGAGTGGTGCTACGCTTGTAAGAATGGGTAAGGCTTGTGGAGAGTTGGATGTTCAGACTGGACGTTTCAATAATATTCCAATGCCAGAGACTCAGTACTGTCAGAACTTCATGATTCAAGTAGAACAGTCAACCTTTGAGAAGATTGCGTCAAAGGAAGTGAACTGGAACTTCTCTGATTTGGAAGAGGATGGTATCTACGACATGCGCCTTGCAATGGAGAACTCTTACCTATTTGGTGTTAAGAATGTTATCAAGCATATCGCTAAGGAGGGTATGAATACTTGGTTCACTGGTGGTATCTGGTGGATGGCAGGAAAGGATATCGAGGTTGGAAAGTGGGATGCAGCAAAGAATTGTGCTGTTATTTCAGATGAAGACCTTGTCGATATCACCAAGGATTTGTTTGTTGGTACTGGTATTGGAAACAAACGTAAGATTCTCCTCTGTGGTTCAGACATGCTTTCTGCATTCTCTAAGATTAAGAGTGACAAGTTCCGTCTAAAGGACACCGTTGAGGTTTGGAACTTGAAGTTTAAGTCATGGGATACAGACTTTGGAGAGGTTCTTACAGTTCATCATGAGTTATTTGATGTTAATGGTATGAGTGATTGTGGCTTCGCTCTTGATCCAGAATATTTGTCTAAGAAAACACATATCTCTTGGGGTCGTAATATTCTTGACTTAAAGAAAGCAGGTATTCGTAACACCGACGCTGTAGTTATCCAAGAGGTCAGTTGTCTATACTTGCGCTATGCTAAAGCACATGCACGTATGAAACTTGCACACGCCTAACAGCAAATAATAATTAATAACACTAAGGGGGTGGGATTCTCGTACATCCCATCCCTTTTTATTTTAAAGACATGACAAAGCATTATATATCAGATTCGCATATCGCAATTAACGTTACTCTTGATGGTGGAGAAAGTATGCATCTATCCTTTATTGCACTATCAAATGGTGGCAGCGTCTTTTCAACTGATAGTGTAGAATTACAGAATGCTATCGAACGACACTATCGTTTCGGAGATTTATTCTTGCTTGATCATATTGAGAAACCTAAGAATACATCAGAAACAGGCACTGATGGTGAAGAGCATACCTCCATAGGAGAGAGTGAGGACGGCAATATTCAGAAAATTGCTGTGAATGACTTGGGGGAAGCTAAGAACTACCTTGCAGACACATTGGGTATTAGTCGTACATCACTTCGTAGCCTTAAGACTATCCTCGAAGTTGCAAAGGCTAATAACATTGAATTCGAGGGTTTGGATAAGTAACAGCTCTATACAATGAAAGTATATCGTCTTGATGAAATAGCAAAAGATGTTCGCATAGCAATAGACCAAAATATGTCCAGTGACACACTGATAGGCTTTGATGATGTGGACACTCTTTCCTTAAACGATATCATCAAATCAAAGGTTACAGACGCTGTAAAAAGAATACATAGCACGGCACCTGTATACCTACTTGATGGAGGTAACAACTTTGGAGACGCCATCTACTGGAAAGAACTTGAAAGCGGTTGGTGTCTGCTTCCTGAGAACTTCATGCGTCTTATTGTATTCCAAATGGATGACTGGGAGCGTGCTGTATACCATGCTATCAGCGAAGACGATGCAGAATACAAAAAGCAAAGTAGCCGCTTTAAGGGCATACGTGGCACACCTCAGAAACCTGTATGTGCAATCGCTATTCGTCCAGAGGGTAGAGCTTTGGAATTTTACTCTTGCAAGAGTGAGAACGCTATGGTTAGTAGGGCTGTCTATCTTCCTTATCCAGTAATAGATGAAGATGATGGTATCGAGATTTGCGAACGCTGCTACCAAGCTGTAGTTTACACCATAGCATCATTAGTATTAACAACTTATGGCAATGCTGATTTGAGCAAAGCATTGTCAGATTTAGCAAAATCAGCATTAATATGAGTTCTGTAAAGACAACACAATTAGACGGTGACGTATCAGTAGGTCGTAATACGGCCATAGGAGGAAGCCTCACTATACAAGGTGGTGGGCGAGTTAAAGGTACTTTTGTTGTAGACGGCTGGCTTGACGCAAAGAATATCAAAGGTCCTAACAAAGGAATCTTTACTACCGTAGAGAAGCTGCGTGAAGCATTCCCACGTCCGCACGATGGTTGGTGGGCAATTGTTGGAAAGTCATTACCAAGCCCTATCTATGTAGGAGACGGTGGCGCATGGGTGGCAACAGGTGAGTCTGGCGGTACACCAATGCTTGAAGATACCAATGGTGCTTTGCAGCAAGCTATTGACGATGCAAAGAACAAAGCGAACGAAGCCAAGAAGGCTATTGAGGATATGGTTAGTAGCCTACCTATTGCGCAGGAGGCAGGAGATAGCGCTACAAAAGTAATGTCGCAAAAGGCGGTGACGGAGCTTGTAAAAAAGGCAACTGATGATAAATCAGCTATTAATGAGATCGCACGAAAGTTTCCGTTTAACTCGCCATCTTCTTTAAGATTAGAGAACAAATACATATCTCAAAGCGGTGAGTTGAAAGAAGGAAACTCAGAATGGGGTGTCGAAAAGTATGACATTTCTACATATAATAGCGATGCTTTTGTAGAGTCAGCAGCAAGGAATATTGCATATCTTTATGCGATATATAAAAATGGATCTGTTGTGGAAGTTGGAAAACAGCTTTCAAGTGAATACTTTACCGAATTAATTGATTGCTCGAAAGGCGATACTCTCTATGTACAGAGCAAGGACAACACTCCTATTACTCCTGTTTGGAAAGGAGTCTATAACGACCTCGACTCTTACACAAAGAGTTTCTTAGGAAAAAAAGAAATTATCGACCTAAAAAAAATCCTAATCGGAGGTACAAATACAAACAAACGTTTTTTTAACAAAACTCTAGAAGAGAAGAATATTAGTACAATTTCGATCGCTGATAAATATGCTTGTGGCGTATTAGACGTAAGTAAGTATCAAGGAAAAACTTTGTATCTTAATACATACGGAGTTGTTTCTGAAGCTTGGGATAGCTTTGTTGATAATAATAACGCCATCGTTTCTCAGTTTCAACACAGATTACCAAAAGCCATTGTAATCCCTGATAATGCAACGAAGTTATACTTAACTACCTCGTATGGGAAAGACTCTGAAGCACAGGGTGGAGAGACTTTCAATTATAATGACAATGATTATCCACGAGTTATTGTTCACTACGAAGGATTAATTGACGTTGTAGAGGAGAACTACAAATTAAAGACAGAGATAGAAAGTTTGAAATCCTCTTCAAAAGAAGATTACGACTTGAATGTTGCAGAGTTACATTCCTATATTGGTGATACTATGCAACTTTTCAAGTATCCATTGACTTTACGAGCGAATTATAATTCGTTCAACTTGAATGTTGCGATTGACACGACAAATAATAGCATTCGTAAGCAAGGGAAAAATCTTGAAAGATACTTTGAATTCACACCAGCTACGGCAGGAGAATACATAATGCGTGCAAATATCATTAGACCAGATTTGTTTGTCCTACAACAAGACACATTCAAGGTAATTGTAAAAGAACCAACTAATCCCTCAAGTGTAAAAAATATCCTCTTAATTGGTGATAGCGAAACACAGGGACTATTGAACAATTCTGGTGTTCAAGGTTCTGAGAATGGAGTGTCACCATACGCAACAGAATTAAAGCGATTGTTGCAAACGACAGATGGGACACCTCGCGGAGTAGGACTTACAAATGTACGATTAATTGGAACACAGAATATTGCTGGGGGAAGACACGAGGGGTATGGAGGATGGAACGCAAATAGTTTTATGAGTGTATCTTCCCCATTCTTCGTAGGCGGTAAAATTGACTTTAATGCTTATTTAGAGCAGGATAAAGTATATGATGATGCTACGCACAAAGGAGTTGATGTTATCTATATTTTGTTAGGCGCAAATGGTGGTTGCACTTCTTCTATTGTCAACGGTAAGGTGCGCTTCAATTCCTCCCCTTATAGAAACAGTGTTAAACTTTTACTTAACAAGATTAAGGAACAAATCAAGAATGGTACAGGTTCACTGGCAAATCCAAATATTAAGGTCGTGCTGTTGAATTACGCCTCACCTTACATCAATGGATATGGTTATCACCCTTATGGGAGCGGAGAACTTGAAAATGGTAATTTCATAGCAAAATGCTTCTTAGAATGTTGGAAAGTTAATGAGGAACTCATTAACGAAAGCGATTATAATGGTTGG